ACGCCGCAGTCGTAGGCCGTGACGGTCGCTTCCCCACCAAGCTCTTGCCTTTGCATCCCGATGATGTCATGCCCAAAGTTCACCGCGATGGTGCAGCTGTCAAAGGTTGGACGTGGCAAGTTTCGCGCCAAGACTGGCCCACTGAAGACTTGATCCACATCCCACTGCTCACTCAAGGCACCGGCCCCCTTGGTATTGGCCCGCTAGAGTCGCGCGAAACCTTCGGCCTAGCCCTTGCTTCGCAGCAGTTCGGCGCGACCTTCTTCGCCCAAGGTGCGACCACTTCGGGCGTCATCGAGGTGCCTGGCTCTTTATCCTCAGACGAAGCGCGCACTTTGGCAGCCCAGTGGCGCGAATCCCACACCGGTCTCGGCAAGGCCCACATCCCCGCCGTTCTTGTCGGCGGTGCATCTTTCCGCGCCATCAGCGTGACCCCTGAACAAGCCCAAATGCTGGCCACGCGAGCCTTCCAACGGGGCGAGATCGAGGCCCTGTTCGGCGTCCCACCTCACATGCTCGGCGACACTGACAAGACCACCTCGTGGGGCTCCGGCCTTGAGGTGCAGTCCTTATCCTTCGTGCGCTATACGTTGCGCTCATACCTTAAGCGCATCGAGCACCAGTTGAGCAAGGTCTTGCCCGAGCCTTACTTCGCGCGCTTTGACTTGACCGACTTGCTCCAAGCTGACACTGCCCAAAGGTTCGCCGCTTACCAAATCGCGCGCACCGGTGGCTGGCTATCACTAAATGAAATCCGCCAACGTGAAGACCTGGCACCCATCGCCGGCTATGGCGACGACCACTTGCTCCCCTTGAACTCAGCCCTCAACGGCGCCGACCTCGCCAGTCTGACCGCCGACACATCACCCACGAAAGAGGCAACTCCATGACCCTGACCGCGACGAAGCGTTCACACTTGCGCGAGACGCGCTCGGTGGCAGTGCGCGACCTTGAGATGCGATCCAACGATGACGGCACCATCACCTTCGCCGGATACGCTTCGATGACTGGCGTGCCTTACCGCGTCGCCGACCACCTGGGCGAATACGACGAGACCATTGAGCGCGGTGCTTTCACCAAGGCACTGGCCGAGGCTGACGACGTGCGCCTACTGGTCAACCATGAAGGCGTGCCCCTGGCTCGCACCAAGTCCGGCACCTTGTCCTTGATCGAGGACGAGATCGGCTTGCGCGCCGAAGCCCAGCTCGACCCTTCCAGCCCACTGGTGCAGACGATCCGCTCAGCGATGGATCGCGGCGACCTCGACCAGATGTCCTTCGCCTTCTCCGTGGTGCGCCAAACGTGGAGCCCTGACTACGCAGCGCGCGCCATCGCCGAGGTGCGCCTCTTCGATGTCTCCGTGGTGACCTACCCCGCGAGCCCATCAACTTCGGCCAACCTTCGCGCCGCCGTCTTGGCTAATGCTTCGGCAGCGATCCCCACCGGTCGCGTCGATGAGATGCTCCAAGAACTTCGTGCTGGCAAGATGCTCTCCGCCGCGAACGTGAACTTGCTGGAGGGTGTGCTGACTTCCATCCGCAACGCCAGCGACACCATCACCGAGGCAGCCGACGAGCTTGACGCTTTGGTCGTCGATGCAGCTGATGCTCGCACCGTTGAGCCTGAGACCGAAACCCGCGCCGGTGACCCCGCTGACGTGAACGTGATGACGCAGGCCCTGGCTTGGTTCTCGGCCATCGACATGATCGTCGACGAAGCCCAAGGCAGCCTCGCCGCGTACCTGAGCGTCCCGAACCCTGACGTGGATGACATGACCGAAGAGGTCACCGAGGGCGAAGTCGCCCCGCTCGCCCCTACCGTGCAGGCCAACTCTGCCGGCTTCACCCTCGAACTGGCGCGGGCGAAGGCTTCCCGCGTGCGCTTCAAGGGCTAATCCAGACCCAAGGGTTCACCCTCGGGCGCCTTCGTTAGGCGCTCCACGGGCATCCTACGGCCCCAAGTTTCTGCCCTTTCACCCCGAAATGGGCAGACCCCGCCACCTTCGTGCTCGCGCCGGAGCCAGCCAAGACCTACGCCGGAGCCTCTAGCAGGCCACCACCTAGCCCTTGGCCAGTGCCACCACCCGCGCCGTGGCAATACAACCCCGAAAGGAACACCGCTATGTCTCTCGCCACCCGCGTGGCTGAGCAGCGTGACGCCGTGCAAGCACAGATTGACTCTCTGCTGGCCACGGTCGACACCGAAGCGCGCTCCGCTTTGACGGACGAAGAGTCGGCCACTTTCACCGACCTCGTCGCCAAGCGTGACGCTTTGATCGCTCAGCACACTGACCTCATCGCCGAAGAAGCCCGCAAGGCTGTCATCGTCGACGCAGCACCTAAGGCTTCCGTCTCCATCGGAAACGAGCCCACGACCTACAACCGCAGCAACACCTCGCCCTCGTACTTCAAGGACTTGGCTGCGGTTTCTTTGGGTCGCGGTGAAAGCGAAGTTGCACGTCAGCGCTTGCTGCGCTCTGACGCTGAAGTTCGCGCCATCTCCACCACCGACGGCGGCGCCGGCGAGTTCGTGCCACCGCTGTGGATGGTTCAGGACTACGTCAAGCTCGCGCGCGCTGGTCGCGTGACGGCTGACTTGTTCAGCAAGATGCCGCTGCCGACCGGCACCGACAGCATCAACCTGCCACAAATTACGACCGGTACGTCAACGGCTGCCCAGTCCTCACAAAACAGCTCCGTCAGCAACACCGACGTCGTTTCCAGCTCTGTCGTTGGCAACGTCTCAACCATCGCCGGCCAGCAGGTCGTCTCCGTCCAGCTCGTTGAGCAGTCACCGGTCAACCTTGACCAAGTGATCCTCGCCGACTTGGCCGCTGACTACGCCGCCCGCTTGGACGTGTACTGCTTGAGCAACAACGCCACCGGCAAGAAGGGTATCTTGAACGTGTCCTCAACGTCGGCCAGCACCTACACCGACGCCAGCCCAACAGTGGCCGAGGCATACCCAAAGATCGCCGACGTTCTCCAGCAGATCGCAAGCAACCGCTACCTGCCGGCCGACGCCATCGTCATGCACCCACGCCGCTGGGGCTTCTTCTTGGCTGCCCTGGACTCAAGCAACCGCCCCTTGGTGGTTCCTACCGCCCAAGGCATCTACAACGGAACCGCACTCTCGACCGACGTCGTCGGCGAAGGTTCAGTTGGCACCTTGCTTGGATTGCCTGTCTACGTTGACGCCAACATCCCCACGAACTCGGGCGCTGGCACAAACCAAGACACGATCATCGCTGCACGCTTCTCCGACTTGTTCCTCTTTGAGGGTCAACAGCGCGCCGAAGCCTTCCGCGAGACAAAGGCCGACCAGCTCTCCGTGCTCTTCCGCCTGTACAACTACGCGGCAATCATCACCGAGCGCTACCCCAAGTCAATCGGACTCATCACCGGCACCGGTTTGGCCACGCCAACCTTCTAGTCGCCACCTAACTCTTGACGAGTTTGCTCACCCATCGGCTCAAGCCGGTGGGTGGGTATGCACGCCAAGCCCCGAACTACAAGGAGCACTCAATGGACAACGCCACGCTCATCGAGGCGTACAAGCGCGAACTGGCCGGAGCCGAACGCTCAGGCAAGCGCGACATCATCGCGGCTATCCAGGCAGAACTTGCCGCCCTTGGAGTGGCTCCCGAAGTTGAGACCACTGGCGCCCCGTCAGCTGCTAAGCGCGTCCGCAAGAAGGCGACGGCCGCCGATGTCTGACCCAAACGAGTTTCAAGTTATCGCGTCCATCGTTGCCGAGGCTTCGATGGATGTCATCCCTGCACAAACTATCGAGAATGAGGAAACGGTATGACCGTCGGATTATCCGCCGCTAACACGGCTAACAAGTTGCTTGAAACCCTTGGTCGTACCGGCACCACGTTTACGGCTGGGACGATGAAGGTCGCCATCCACACCGCTGACCCAGGCGCGTCGGGTACGACTGCGGCTTCATCAAACACCACGAAGCAGTCCCTAACTTTCGCGGCAGCCTCGGCTGGCTCGATGGCTTTGTCGTCGTCGCCAACGGCGTGGTCAATGACCGCGACTGAGACGATCACCCACATCAGCCTTTGGGACAGCGCCGGCACGACGTTCTTGTGGTCGGTGGCTTTGACTGCAAGCAAGTCTGTCGTCAGCGGTGACTCGCTCCAGCTGACCTCACTGACGTTGGCTCTGACACCGATTGCGGTTTAGTCATGGCTGAGGTGAGCACTGCCCAGATTGAGGCTTATGTTGCCTCAGTCATTGATGACACCGCGACAACTGTTGCCGAGGTTTCTCCTTCGGCTGCTCAGGCCGTTGTTGAGATCACTGGTTTGGTTATTCATCAAACCGCTGATGCCCAAGAGTTTATGAACGCTTTGTTGACGATGCGCCGTAGTGCGACAACTGACACGTTGCTTCGCATCTTGAAGGGATACCAGCAACAGTATGCGGATACTTCGTTGTCTGTGTCGCAGGTTCTTCAGGAGATCATTGACCAGAACGGGGGCTAACTGATGGCTCTTGCTTTCACAGGTCTTGGTGCTAAGTTTGAAGCAACATCTTATGCAGGTTCACCTGTTGTTTCTGGGCTTTCTCTTTCTTCTGGCGATTTACTGATCGTCACGGCAACAGTGGCCGACATTGCTGGGGATCAATCTGCAATCGGTGCTGGGCCACCCACCTTAGACTCGGCTTGGGGAACCATAACCGACCTCGGTATTTCTTCTGGTTCAGGTTATTTCGGTGATCCAATCACACAGGCTTGGACTGTTGCTGTCACATCAACTGGTTCTTCACGTTCAGTCACCTTACCCGGTGGTTCTGACGGTTCCTACGGTGCGTTTGTTGGGTTAACAGTTGCCAAAGTCACGGGACATAATACGTCATCACCTATTGGTGCAAAACTTTCTGGAACCAGTACCACAAACAATCTGACAACTTCCA